CCCCAAGGTTAAGGATTTAAGAATGGGCAAGAGCAAGGACCGGGCGCACACTAAAAGTACCATACTTAACGTCGTAGTACAAAAAGCCATGGCAGCCATTGTAACTGAACGAGTAGTAGGCCGAATACTCCGCACAAGTCCAATACCAATTGTCAAAGCCATCTCCGCCATTGTCCTTGAGTACCTTGTCCACCTCCTTGCGGTAGGCCATAGTGAGGCAGATTTGGCGGTAGTTCCAAGTGGCAAGGCCATCTGCCTTGAGGGCATCCATTGCCTCCTGCCAAGTGAACTCCTTGCCCTCCTTGTAGTCCTTGGGTGCGATGATAAAGTCCTCCCCTCCGATGCATACCCTTGCGCCTATGAACTTGCCATCCTCAAAGGCAGGGGTGACAATCTCGGCAGGTTTCTCTGCAGGAGTCTCGGCAATAGTGCCTGTGTTCTTGGTGATGATGTTTGCGAGTGCGCCCTTGAGGGCCTCATCAAATTCAAATGTGATTGTTGCTTTCATTTTTCTATTGCTTTAAGGGTCATTGTGATGAGTACCTCTCATCATCTGGGTACAAAGATAGCCATTTTATTTGAAATAGTAACACCTTTTCAAAAGAAAGTACACTTTTCTTGTGAAAAAGGCCCTGCAGATGTCTGCAAGGCCTATAAATTTTACAAGGAATTTATCAAAATCGGTAGGAAACACCGACCTGCAGGGAGATACCTGCACCGGGTTGCCATCCTGCAGGGGTGATGTAGTATCCGATGGCAGGACCTACCGACACCCCCAAACTCCAACGGGGCGGTGGTATGGTATGGGTGACCTCCTTGGTGATATACCTGTCCTGTATGCGAGGATAGACCACAAGGGAGTCCAAGGATGGATGTATCCCGGACACCTCGGCATAGTAGGTTGAGTCTCCGTATTCCCTCTCCTCCACAGGGAGGGCAAGGGAGTCACCGGGCGCAGTAAACCACATTGTATCCACCACCCTCCTCTCAACCAATTTGGGCGGCAGGACAAGGGTATCAACCCTTGTGACATACAAAGTGTCCAACTCAACCTGCGTGATGATTGTGGGGGATTTCTGCCCATAATACAGGCCTATGCGGTAGGAGGCGAGGACTGCAAGTGCAATCCCCACCCCTAACAGGACACCCTGCCACCACTTATACATTGATAGCCTTGAATTGTCTCCTCTGCAATCCCTTGGAGTTCCGCAGGCCTATGTGCCACCAATAGGCGGTCTTGGAGGTCTCCCGGATGCTCTGGTCAAACCCAATGTTGTTTGCCTTGAGCCAATCCTCCGCAAAGGCTATGAATGCATCAAAGTCCTTGGACCGGGCAACCTGCACATCTGCGGCATATCCGTACAGGTGGGCGGAGGTGTCCGCACCTCCTACGGCCTTGTTGAGTTCCTTACACCTGTAGCCGGATGAGATGATGAGGGGTTTGCCCCAGGCCTCCCGGAGGGGTTGCAGGATAGTACCTATCAACTCATCAAGGTGGGCCACCTCATCAAAGTCCGGGGTGTTGTCTATCCCTTTCTGGGTGGCGGTGGCACTCTTGATAAATTCGGCAAGGGCGAAATTGGCGTACTTATTCATCCTTGTGTCCTCCATACTTGTACCTGTAGTGGTAGTCTACACCGATGAGTGCGCCTGCAAAGGTGGAGGACTCGCCAAACGCCACAAGGAGCGATGAGTGTATCTCTCCTGTTGGAGGTATGAAACATCCTGTATACAGGAGGATGAGTCCACCTATGGTCATGATACATCCAAGGATAAACTGCGCAGTAGCCTTGGGGTTGATGTTGTTTGTCATAAGACAAAGAGTGCTATGAGGAGACCGCCTGCGAGGGTGGCGGCAAAGTCCACCCAATCAAAGTCCTGTCCCCTCCATTGGTCAATAAATTCCTTGATAAAGCCTGCGAATACCACAGGTACGAAACACCACACACCCATCTTGAGGGTGATGCAGAAAAAGGCCGCAATGATGAGACCTGCAATGAAATGATACAGGCGGTCTCTGCGGATGGAGTTGAGCCTCTCAATGAGCCAATCCCAGATGCGCTTGATAAACCCTTTCATCATTCGCCCTCCTCTGCAGGGGTTTCCTCCCTGTGTTGTTCGGCCTCCTGTTCCTCAAGGTATCTCTGCTCATAGAGGACCGATAATTGCCTCTCATTAGCATTGAACTCCTCCCTTGCGGCCTTGTATCTCTCAAGTTCCTCCGGGTAGGTCTCGCCATAGTTGAGGTCAAGTTTGATGCACTTTGATGCGTGGGCATCGGATGATGCCATCTCGTTGGACAGGGCAATCTGCCTGCTCTCCAACTCATTGATTTTCTCCTGTGTTGTCATATTGCATTAGATATTGATAGTTGCTGCCTATATCTTACCTTGTTGAGTCTCCTGTAGTGTTCCATCTTGCTCTTGGAGGCCTTTATCTCCACCTTTTCGTACCCTACAGGGAAACGGAATATCTGCGCCTTGAAGGCGCAGGGGTGAAAGGTTAAGGATTTAAGCATCCCATTCAAGAGCAAGGACCGGGCGCACACTACAAGTAAGATTCTTATAGTAGTAGTACAAACTGCCAAAGTTGCCAAGGTAAACGAACGAGTAGTAGGCCGAATACTCCGCACAAGTCCAATAATACTGACCGCTGCCATAGATGTTGCCTGCGGAGTTGAACTTGTCAATGGCCCGGTTGAAATCCGTTTTGTTGGAGGAGTTGAGGCCCACCAACTCAATGAGTTTGACCATCTGGTAGGTGGTAGGGAGTCCCCACTTGCCTGCCTCAAACCCTGTGGGTACTGCGGCATTGATGCCGTAAATGTGGGCATAGTAGGCGGCAGGGAATGCCGGGATGACATTGTTGTCATAGTCCTTGGTCATTATCTGCCCAAGGAGGGCGGTCTGGTATGCGGCATCATCGTAGGACAGGCCCATAATGTCCCTTGCGGTCTCACAGAGGACCATTGCGCCTCTCATATACTCCTCATAAGAGCCATTGTATTTGTTGTAGAGGGCAAGTTCGGCCTCAACCTCGGACTCGGCAAGGGCGTTGAATGCGGCCCTGTTCATAGGGCTTGCAGATGTCTCCGGGGTGTATTCTGCCGAGCCGTTTGTACTATAGTAGTCTACAAACTTGGCAAAGTGACCACCGCCCCAAGAGGTGGACAGGCCATTCCTGCGCAGTACATTCTTGGCCGGAGTTCTACCGGGGATGATGGTTTCGGTCTTGACATATTGCCAAACCACATCCTGTCCATTCAACTTGCCCATATACTCCACCTCTATGTCCTCTCCGCCATCGGTGATGGAGAAAATCTTGGACAGGTCTGCGGTGGTGGAAAAGTTTACCCAGATACCAATACCTGTCTCATCTGCGAGGACCGCAGCCTTGAAATAGGAGGCATTGAGGCCAAGTGCGTTGATGGTGGCCACAATGGAGGCGAGGGTTGCACCTGCATCCCAAGTGACAACATTGTTTTCGTGGGCCGCCAAAGAGTAGTAGGTCTTGAATGTGAAAGTGCCTGCGGCAGACACATCAATCCCTGTGAGGCGGAAATAGCATTTCTCCGCCCACATCTTGGATGCGCTTACCGCATTCTCAATGCCTGCCCAGATACCCCTGCCATTCTGCGCCCCAAAGTACAGGGCCTTGCCCATAATGTACCTTGCGGTGTCAAATGTGCCTGCGTGGTAGGTGTTCCACTTGAGTATCTTGCGGCAATTTTCAATGGTGTCAAAGACTACCATATCACCCTGCTGCGCATTGCAGGGTTTGAATGGCAGGATGACATTTTTGCCATCAAGGATGGTTTCCTGCCCATCATAGGATACCGCACTCTGCTGCGCAGGGCGGTCAGTCGCAGAGTTATACCCTGCCCTGTTCTTGTACAAAAAGAGATTTGCCATAGTTCTATGCGTTTGTTATTCGTTTCCAATCGGCAACTGCGCCCACTCCGTGAGCCTTGTAGAACACCTTGTTGGTGGTGTCAAAGTATTCCTGCCCAATGAACTGCGGAATGCCTTTCCAATCACCATACCTCTCAAAGTCCCAATTGTCCGGGATAACGGAGGCAGAGGGGACACCTGCACCCTGCAGGCAGAATGTACCTGCGACATTGAGGCCGGAGAGTTCCCTGTCCACAAGGAGGTGGCCAACCTTGAGGCGGTCAATTCCGTTGGTGAGTTTCTCATTGATGCCCTCAACCTGTGCATACAGGTCGGCAAAGGCCTCTGCAATGACCCTTTGTTTGTCAATGCCCACAAAGTTGGTGGCAATGTTCTTGAACACACCCCAACCTGCTATGATGGCGTGACCGCCATTGATGGTGGCGTTGAATGCGGAGACAACCACATCCATTGCCTGTGATGCGAGGTAGACATAGTACCCTGTTTCCGGCATACCTGCAACACTCTGCTTGACAAGAGGCTCATAGTATGACTCGGTGACCTCGTGAGTCTGGGGCAGGTCGGCAATGTGTTCCCCTCCTATCATCCAATTGGTGGGCGTGGTCTGCTCATCGGACTCATAGTAGGCGGTGTACACAAGTGAGGGGTTGTAGTCTGCGGTGGCGGTGTCAATCCTGCCAAACTCATCATAGGTGTATGTGTAGATGATGACCTTTTGGTAGGTGTTGGTCACTATCTTGGAGACCACCGAACAGGCCGCAGCAACTGCGGATGCGGAGGGTATGAGGAGGATGTCTCCTGCGTTGAGGGTGACAGGCTGCGATATAGAGTAGTTGCCATTGGCCACCTCAAGGGCAGAGTCCTTGTCAATGTACTTTCCATTGACACCCACCGACAGGACATACTCCGTAGGGTTGGAATACATACCAAAGTCCCGGAGGATGCGTGTGATGTGGGCGTTGAGTGCATTGGTGATGGCATCGGCCTGCGCCTTGGTGTAGACATCCGCAGAGTTGGCCTTGGCGGCAACTGCGGTGGTAAGGGTTGCATCTGCAGCCACCCTCAATGCGGCCTCTGCATCAAGTCCTGCCTGTGAGGCCTTGGCGGCAAGTTTGGTATCTACCGCATTCTTGGTGTACACATCATCCGTATTGGCCTTGGATGCGAGGAGACCCAGGGTCTCGGCCTTGGTGTATGCGCCATTGGTGTCCATCTTACCTGCAAGGGAGGTGTCTACCTCTGCCTTGGTATAGACATCGGAGGCATTAGCCTTGGCAGCAAGGCGGTTGGTGACCGCACCCTGTGACATTACCTTTGTGCCACTTGACCCCTCGGTTGTCACAATGTCAGTCTTGGCTACATAATCCGCCTTATTTGCCTTGAGTGCGAGGTTGTCGGTGACTGCCTTTTGACTCATCACCTTGGTGGTAGATGTGCCTGTGATGGCTACAATGTCAGTCTTTGCCACATAGTCGGCAACTGCCTCTGCTATGGCGGAGGCGAGGGCCGCAGGCTGAACTGCGGAATTGATGGCATTGACAAGGGCGGTGGTGAGGTCATTGGTTGAGAGGCCCTTTCCTGCCTCTACATCCACCTTGCTCGCATTCATCGTGTCAATGATGTTGAAAAGTTGCGCCTGTAGGTTTGACCCTTTGATGTCCTGTATGCCATTGGCCCGGACAACCGCAGCAACTTGCGATTTGAGTGTTGAGAAATCTGCCATATTAGATAATCTTAATATTGTTATTGTCGGTAAAGGTCTCGCCACAAGGCGCATTGAGGACCTCAAATGTCACATTGCAGAACACACCTGCGCATTCATCGTTAAACCTCTGGTTGAAAGGTTGGAATGAGTAGGGGTTGGCCATTATGCCCTCATCCTGCAAGAGTCGGATGATGTTGTCAAGGACCTGTATACCTGTACTCTGCACCTCTATCTGGTTGTCCTTGGTAGAGGTGAGGCGGTCCACATAGAACAGGGTGAAATTGTAGGTGATGAAATCGGAGGAGATGTCTCCAGAGTGCTGCCCCTGCACAAAGGCAAAGACTCCATAAAGGGCATCCGGGCAGGCGTTGAGTTTGAATACATCATTCTCAACAATCATATTGACCGCAGGTTGTGCTGCGGCCACCCTCTCAATAGTGCGTATGGTCTCAAGGAGTGTCATTTTCTACCTCTTGGCCCTCCCAACCACAGGCCGCACGAGGCTGCACTATACAGGCAACTATGTATGCGGTGGATGTCACCCTCGGTCAGTTCCGGGAACAGGGTGCGATTGTTCAACAAGTAGTTTTGCATCTCAATGCAGAAGAAATCCGCTTTGGAGATGTAGTAATCCCTCATCTTGACCATCTCATCATAGGAGGCCGTTTGGATATTCTCATCATTGCTCTTGCCTACGCCAAAATTGGTGACCTTATATGTCACCTTGGCGGTCAGTTCCGCCACACTCTTGTAGGCAAGGTAGTATTGGCACTTGGTGATGAGGGTGCGATAATGCTCATTTGGCCCTCCCTTGGTGGTGGAGTAGTCCGTATTGTAGTCAGCATCCTCCGCAGGGCCGAAATCGCCTCGGAAACCATTATTGGCTATAAGGTCCTTGAGTTTAGCGAGGAGGGTATCCCCAAGGATAGCCTTGAGGTGTATTTCCTGCGCCTCGGTGATGGATGGCAGGAGGTACTTTCCGGCAATATTGTCGGATATGCTTGTTACCGCCTTAACAAAGGACTCGGATGTTATCAGTTGTACTTTCATACTGCCTCCTTATCTTACATTATCCTCGCCTGCGCCATCAAGGGTGAATGGGGTGATAGATAGGACTCCCTTTTCTCCCAAGGCTTTCTCAAACATATCGGCAATAAGCACTTGGATAGGTTTCACCATAGTGCGATTGTATAGGAGGAATGACTCCTTAAACTCCTGCTCACTAAAGCCTGTGGTCTCGGTAGGTATACCGAACAGGTTGGGGGTTGCACGGAATGCAGTAAATATCTGCTGCCTTGAGTGCTTGGCAAGTGCTTGATATTTCTCTCCAAAGTCCTGCAGTTCGGCCTTTTGTATGGTAGTCTGCGAGTCCTTGGAGTCATTGAATGACAGGACAATCCTGCCTGCATTCTGCGCACCTGCGAACTTGGTATTGACATCTCTCTCTATCTCCTCTTTAATGGCATCCGATGGCACACCATTGTTGAAATTGATGATGTATGACCCAGAAAAGCCATTGTGTATAGAGTTGAGGTGATAGTCATCTATATTCCTCTCAATCTCGCAGGCCTTTACGGATGCAGCATAGAGAGGTGCAGGGTATACCTGTGTATTGACATTCTTGATAAAGATGATAGAGGCAGGGTGCTGCGCTCCGGGGATGAACTTGGGATAAGTCACCACCTTATCGGTCTTGACATACTTTTGGCCAAACTCCTCGGAGTAGTAAAATACATCATTCTCCTTGTTGCTGCGCAGATAGCGCATATCTACATAATAGAGTGCGGATATTGTCTCAAGGTCCTCTCCCCGGACAACCTGTAGGGCCATACCTCCATATATGAGGTAATCCTTGGCAAGACTCTTGATGAGGTCAATGATGGTATCCCCCTTATCATTCATTGCATCTCCCTGCAGGGTGTGCGTAATGGTCGCACCATCTCCCACCACAAAGTCAATTGTGCCGTTGATAATAGAGCGCAGGGATGTCACATTATTGTACAGGCTTAACAGGTAGTCCGGGTAGTTATTCCTATCTCCCCAAGATACCATATCCTTACCCTTTGCCTTAATCTCCGTAGGCAGCACAATGTTGCTTTCAAGAAATTGGTCAATGGCAGCAAAGATGAGCCTCTTTTCGGTCTTATTCTCCATATTGTTCGTATACTATATCTATCTCATTCTGGGCATACTCTATGACTGCGGCATCGCTTGCCGGGAGTACCTTGACAATACCTCTTGACAGGATGCTATCTCCGCATTTGAGGATGTATTCATACTCACCGGGCGTAAGCACCTCCTTATCAACATACACTATGTGATACCTTGACCCTGCAGGCGAGTGGTCCTGTACCGCTATCTCCACCACCTCCTCTCCCATCGTACTGCGGAACAATAGGGCCATAGGTCCAGATATATTCGGCAGATTGCGAGGGATACGCATTTCCTGTCTATTCTCGGTAGAAAGTAGGTAAATCATAGTATAATCTCTTTACTTGTAAATATAAATTGCGCCTATCCTGTAAAGAGCAAAACACCCGGCCATTTCGGACCGGGTGAATAGGGTGAGGGTGAGATGGACTAAAGGATAGTAGCAATGACCTCCTTTGCTACCTCGTAAGGAAATTCGTGGGAGTTGTCCTGCAAGGTGATACCATACTTGTTGGCATCTCCCCTTGCCTGTCCTGTTACACCATCACCTGCGGATGCGTTTACAGGCTCATCATATCCCAGATACCAATACTTGCCGTTGTTGTCTTTGACAATGACTGCAAGGTCATTGGTGGCAAGGGCAGCCATTTCTACCCGTTTGGTCGTCTCCATTCTATTGAACTGCAAAACGAGTTCAGTAGACACATAGTTCACTCCGTTGGCAGGGTCTGCATTGAGGGTTGAGGTCATTGAGCCTGTGCCGGGGCGGAATGCGTATTTCTTGAACTTATTGCTTGTGGCCGTAGTGATTGCGGACACAATGCCATCGGAGAGGGTAACTGCAGTAATATCATCGTGGTTGCAGATAAGTACCTCTGCAATACCGCCCATTGATGCAGCGCAGTCCCTTGCGATGCCGGAAAGTGTTTGACTACAAGACATAGTGAGTGCGTATTAAGGTTAAACATAAAAGGGAGGGGGTTACCCTCCCCAATCAACTACGAGAGGGTAGTATAAGTACCGACTACAACCTCTGCAGGGAATGCAACCTGTACACCTGCGTTGAACTCAACTGCAAGGCGGAACTCCCTGTTGTCCTTGGAGTACCACAGGTCAAAGGACTCTGGAGCATCCTCTATGTCATAGCCATAGAAGAAATTGGAGAGGCGGCCTGCAATGAGTTTCTTGAGACCTGCGAGTCCACCGACTGCAACAAGTTTCACATTGCTACCGGGGATTGTGATGTCCTCATAATCCTTGCCCGGCTCAAAGTGATACAGGTTGGCGGTGACAAGGGCCTGCTCATAATTGCGCAGGAACTCCGGGGCGCAGAAGATGACCGCATCATCCTTGAGGGTCTTGGCAGGCATTGCCATAAGCACCTGCTTAACTGCGTTGATGTAGGTGGTGGAGGCGGCAATGGTCTCGGTGAGGACATTATTGTCATTGGCCAATATCTTGACCATACCATCAAACCTCTTGAGGTTTACATCGGATGATGTGGTGTCACCCTGCCAGAGGGCCTTTTCAAGGGCCTCCTGTATGCCCTCTACAACCCCATTCATAAAGTCCTCCTCAAAGGGGAGAGCCTTGGGATCAGCCTTGATTTCAACCTGCTTTTCGGCCCAAGTGCCGATGAGTTTCTTTTCGCAGTAGGCCATATTGACCTTTACCTGCCCTGTTACGATTGTGCGCTGCGTGAGAGTCTGGCTGCCTGCCTCATTCCATCCGCAATCTGCGCCACTACCGAAAGAGATAGAGGTGTTGAGGATGTTGATGGCTGCGCTGCCCTTAACTCCACTCTGCCTGGTGAATAACTGCGCAGTACGGCTACCGATGATGGAGGTACTGCGGATGAGGTCTCGGTTCTGCTCTACATAACCTGTAAGACCTGTAACGATAGGTGAGTTTGCCATATAAGTGTGTTTATTTGGTGTTTCTACCCTGTAAATATAAAATCCCTCACCCCTGTAAAATTTTGGCCTTACAGGGCAAAATAGGCCATAAAGAAAGGGCCTCCTGCGTGGAACAGGAGACCCAATCCTATTGAGAGAGGCGAGGTTAAAGAGTCTTGCGAGTCACACACCTCTTGTCACCGGGAGTCCTTGTGGTCTCCTCCGCAGACATTTTCTTGAAAGCCTCGTGCGCACTCGGTGCGGCAGGGGTTTTCTTGAGGGCGGCAATCTCTGCCTTGATGGCTGCCATCTGGGCGGCAAAGGTCTCGGTGACTGCGCTTTCCTTATCGTGGACTACGATAATGCCAAGCCATTCCGCAATCTTGGCCACAATGGCCTCAAGGGATGCAACCCTCTTTTCAAGGTCGGACTCGGTGTTTCCGGCATCTCCGCCATCATTGCCATCTCCGCCATCTGCAGGGTCGGGGTCGGCATCACCGCCCTCTCCGCCATCACCCTCTCCGGGGTCAGTATCTCCACCATCATTGTTGTCTCCGCCCTCTCCGGGGTCAGCATCTGCGCCATCCTCGGCATCAACAGGTTTCTCATCAACCTTGGGTTTGATTTCGGACACCTTGCCATCCTTGATGACAATGGTAGTGCCATCCTCTTTGATGTACTCACCATCCTCTGCAGGGGTGGTCTTTGCCTCATCCGTAAAGACAGGCACATCAACTGCGAGGTCATCCTCACCATCCCAATACAGGATACCCTTGTCGGTGGTGCAGTTTGCGCACTCTACCAATACCTTGGCAAGTGCGGCCTTGATTTTTTCAAGTTTTGTCATATTGAATGTGTGTTTGAATAGTTTGCTGAATGCGCCTGCGAGGGTGTCTACAATTCCCTGTACATCCTCAACATCGGTCTCCGGGATGAGGTCAAAGTACCCCTCCAAGGAAAATCCCTTGTATGTGCCATCCTTGACTGCGGCCCACACCTCATCATTGGTGATGTGGAACTCCCCAAAGAGGCTGCCATCGGAGATGTTGTCAAACCCTGCCGGGGAGACACCCATTGCAGAGTCCTTGATGAAATACTGCACCATCTGCACACCCTCCACATCACTACCATCTTGGTGCATCAAGTTCACATTGTTACACTTGCCATCTGCAAGGTATTTCTCCGCCATCTGGCGTATGGTCTCCGCCTTGTAGATGATGTAAAACTCTCCCATTTGGTCATCCTTGCGGTAGATGGGGAAATCGGCCCTCATAATGACTCCGTACACAAGCCTCTTGTCCTCATCGGCCACCGCAAACAGGACCTGTTTGGGTTGCTCTTTGAACTTGAGGAAATCGGACTTCACCGCAGGGGCATCTATAAGGGAAATCTTGTCCATACCCTGCGAGGAGTCGGAGATGATTGCATTATATACAGGGATGCCATCTATAGTGACTATTGTTGCCATACACTTGTAAATATAAAATCCAATAAAGTTGTAAAGGGGTTAGAATGAGGACTCCGCCACCTGCACCCTCATTTGGTTTTCCTTGACCTCAAGGTCGGACATCACAAGGACAACCCTTTGGTCGGATGCCATCTGGTTGAGGCGGTCCTCCTCGGATGCGGAGGTGACATTGCGCACCGCCTGCATCTCACTACCGATGACCGGGGCAGACACCTGTGCGGTGGTGGGAGTCTGCGAGGATGAGCCATTCTTGGAGGTGGATTGTTGCTTGATTTTGGTGATGTTGGCCACACCTGCGGCAATGACTGCGGCAGAGTTGATTGCACCCATAATAGGCCCGGCAATAGGACCAAGTTGCATTGCGGTGGAGATGGCTGAAACAACACCACTCAACATATCAATGGTCGCACCTGCAATGCGCATATTCTTGGCCTTTTTGAGTTCCTCCTCGGTGGCATCGGTGTCACTCTCATAGATGTCTGCAAGTGACCCAAGGATGCCGGATACTGCGGATGCCGCATTCTGGGCAAGGGCAATCTGCTGCGAGGTGAGGGTCTTTTTGGCATCTATGTAGGCTTTCTCTGCGGCAATCTTGCGTGCATAGAACTCCTCATCACTCTCCTCCTCCATCTTGTGCAGGGTGTCAAGTTCGTAGGCCTTGAGGTCTATGGCCGCAGACAGGTACTCCAATGACCCCTCCTGCAAGGTGTTCATCCTATTCTCCAGATGCAGCCTCTCCTGTTCATCCATATAGTTGATGTAGGACTCGGTTGCCTGTGCCGCCTCATTCCTTGCCTGTGCAAGGCGGATGAGGTAGTCGGCCTCGGTCTCCCCGGCCTGTTTGCCAAGTTTCTCAATGGCCTTGACCTTGGACTCCGCCATCTGCATCTCAAAGGACAGGGCGGCCTCGGTGGACTGCACACCCTCCGCATAAGCAAGTTCCAGATTGAGGGTAGACTCCCTTACCTTTTCCTTGTTGAGGGCAGATATGGCATTGTAATAAGCCTTTTGAGAGGCGAGTCTGCGGGCTTGATATGACTCCATTGTCTCCCCCTCCTCTCTCTGCACATCGGCCATCTCCTGCCTGCGTACCTCTGCCATTGCCTTGAGGTATTCAAGTGTCCCCTCTGCATATTGGTTGGCAATGTTGTTGAGGCCCTGTATACGGATGGACTGCAAGGTCCTTTGGTGTTCCCTCTCCAACTTTTGCTCATCCCGGTTGTACTTGGTTTGCAGGTTGGCAAGAGTCTGGGCAAGGATGGCCTTGTCCTTTATCTTGGTCCGGGCATCACCCTGTGCGAGGATGAGGTCCTTTTTGAGTTTCTCCTTTTGGAGGCGCAGTTCCTCCTCACTACCCTTGACTGCAAGTTCAATCTCCTGTTCAATGAGGGCCTTTTCTGCCTGCATCTGCGCCCTCAATGCATCCTGCCTCTCCTTGGCCGCTTTCTTGGCATCATCGGCCATTTTCTTGCGAGTCTGGGACATCTGGGATGCGGTCGCCTTGATTTTCTTGTAGTAGTCGGTTTCCGCCTTGACCATAGCGGCATAGGCATCCGCCTCCCTTAGTTTATCCTCCGCAGATGAGGCGGTGAGGGCGTTTTTGGCCTTTTGTATCTCATAGGCCAACTTGGCATCCTCGTAGGTCCTCTGCGCAATCTCATTCTCTTTCTTGGCGGACTCCTCAAGGAGGGCAAGCCTCTCCTCGGAGGTGAGTTTGTCTTTCTCTGCAGCCTCTGCCTTGAGCCTTGCAGCATCCCTCTCCGCCTCCGCATTCTTGATGACATTTTCCCTCTGCCTCTTGGTGAGTTCAATTTCCATCTCTGCAATCCTCTGCCTCTCGGCCATTGCATCGGTAGTACCGGCAATGGCGGCTGCCAACTTGGACAGGCCACCGACAACCCAAGCAATTGCCCCACCTATGGCCTGCAGTATCTTGGTGACCGCATCACCGATGGGGGCAAAGGATGCCATTGCGGTGTTCACCGCATTCATATTCTCCTCGGAACTCTTGAGAGACTCCACCACCTTGTTGATGACACCCACAAGGGCGGTGAGGATGAGCATAATGGGGTTGGCAGACATCACCTTGAGGGCGTTGTTGCCTGCCATCACCGCCTTTTGGAAAGGACCTCCGACTATGCTGCCTACCTGTGTGAACGCCTGCCCAAGTTGGTTGCCATAGTTACCCACATTCCTTTGGAAAGTACCTTTGGTGGCATCAAGTTCCTTGAGTTTGTTGTTGATTTGGTTTATCTGGCTACCAATCTGCGCCCTCGCCACCTCATCGGTGGTACTGCGCCACACCTTGGTAAGGTCGGCCATTGTATGCACAAGGTCATTGTAGGACATATTGGCGGTATTGATGCCCTTGCGTGCCTCCTCAAGGGTAAGAGAGGAGGAGTTCATCACATCCCGGAGGATGCCCTGCGCCTCTGCAAGTTTGGCTGCGGTGGCCCTGTTCTCCTCTGCAGTCGCATTCTCATCGGCCAGAGCCTGCTTGTATGCCTTGATGGTATCCTTCAGTTCCCGGACATTCTTAACCGCCTGCCCGGTCTCGGCATTCAGTATGATTTTGGTTTCGGTTGTTGCCATAGTCTATATTTCATTAAAATAGAATATCACCTTATCATCACCATTAATCGCAGTAGAGTCCTTGGTATATCCGATGTACAGGGTATCACCTGCAGCGCAATGAAAGTCAGCACTTACGGATGCCCCAGAGGTGTACAGGTCGGCATCATTCTCAATCTCGCTCTTTGTGAGGCAAGGATGCTCCTTGCAGATATACCCTATGTCAAATGATGCCTCGGTGGATGGGGTAATATAGATATTGCACTCTCGGAGGATGCGTAGTTTCACATACCCATACCCTGCCCCGGTGGGGTTGGTCTTGTCCCCATAAAAGCCTATCCTATTTGTACCCTTGAGCCATTTGACTACCGACCCACTCAACTCTACATCATCCTCCTCATAGATAGGATGCTCAAGGCCGTAGTTTTGGCCATCGGTATAGGCGGTCTTATCCTGCACCTTGACAAATTCGCATTGTACAGGGGCGTTGGAGGTGAGGGAATAATTCACAATTTTGTTAAGCACCCACAGGGCATTGTCAAAGTGATAGAACTTGCGCAACAGGTCCTGCCCCACCCTCATTCCTCGGAGGTCTACATAACAGGTTACCACCCTCGTATTCACATCGTACCTGTCAGTCAAATACCTTTTCCAACCCCTCTCATAGATTGTGACATCTTTGTTGGAATAGACAAGACCGGGGGCATTGAGTTCCCTTGTCCTGCCGAAATCCAGAGAGGCATCTATTCTCCATCCATCTCCATCGTAGTACCTTGCGAATATAGGGATGCGCAGATGGTTACCATATGCAGGACCTGCGGTCAAAATCCAACAGGCCTTGCCATCATTTAGGTTGTTCATTGTGGCGGAGTCATCGGAAACCTTGAAATATGGGTAGTTTCCCCAAGAGTTAAGGAGTACAAGGATACCATCACCATCTATAGGCTTGTTGTCCTCATCGTGGAGTTGCAGTTTCCTATCAAGCGCATAGTCATACCCCGGCAAAGCGGCATCCTCCTCTCCGTAGTAGTATATGACCGGGGAGGGCGGTACAGGGACATCCAACTCGGTAGAGAGACCGCCTGCGGACCACAGGGTATGCTTACACCCCGCAGTAAGGAACGGAGATGGGCGGAACACCCCATCCTGTGTGACATTATTGTAGTATTTGCCATACTCAAGCGATGTGACCGCACCCTTGACTACAATGGATGACATAAGAGCCTTGGTCTCCGCATTGAAATCATACCCGGTGTCTATGCGCTGAACACCAAAGGGGACACCATATAGGGCCTCGTAGGTATCAGCAAACTCGCCTCCCACCATCTCGGTCTCCATTGATAACCATTTTGTGTCAAATACGAGAGGATTGATGGTGATGTCTTTGGACCTGTCAATCCTGCCGGACAGGTCAATAGTCTCATCTTGATAGAATGAGTTGCGGTGCATCACCTTGACTCTCTTGGTTGCCCTGTCATAGGTGTAGGTAAAGCCAAACATCTTGGTGAGGGACAGGAGGAGGTCCGCAGGGGTGTAGTCGGTGGACAAGAGGGATGCCTTGGTGATTTTTGCACCACTCCTTAATGTGTCCGATGTCTGGTACTCTGCGGTATTCGGTTGTGTGCCTGCCACCCCCTCATAGCCTGTGTATGATTTTACGCCATTTGCAATCACTTTCTGCGCATTGATGCCATATGTGCCGCCCTCATCCGTATATCGTTGCCAAGGCCAAAATCCCTCCCATACATATTTGTGCCAATGGTAAGGGGTGATATATAGGCGCAGGGAGGCAATATCATAGGCGGAGAGGCTAAATGACAACTCCTGCGGAAAGTCATAGTAGTTAGTTGTAAGTCTCCTGTTGATGTTGTCGGCATTTGGGGATGCGGAGATATAGTCACCCCACACATCCTCAAGGTCGGTAAAGTGAGGAGTAAACCCTACAATCTCTGCCCTTTCTTTTGCGCTCTTTGGAATGCCTGTTGTAACTCCAAGGGATGTGCGGCCCTCGTAACTGCCTATGCAGACCACCTTTGATGCGGTAAGGGGGTTGCCTTGAGCATCATATGCCACCAACTGAACAAATAGGCCCATTGCATCTTGGTTGTAGTAATTCCAAGAACTGCTTTGAGTGTGCGTATTTCGCATAAGCCCAATCCTTGCTGCCCCTGCAGAGGCCGCATCTGGACAATAGAATGCTAATTTTACATTGTAGTTAATGTCCACCTTTGTGTTGGCAGGCAAATTCTCCCCAAGTGTGATTGGGATGTATGTATCACCTCCGTACAAATTGGCACTTGTGGTGAGGTTGAGTGAGTGACTCTTTCGCCTGTAAGTAGGCAGGGAGGGCAACAGGGGCAAAGTCATCCACATCTTGCCGTAGTGGAAATAGGAGTCCATCATCTCCGAACAATCAAAGGTGTACCCTCCGCAGTTGTCCGGGTTGGTGAGGGCGTTGAGGAAAGCCTTGATGGAGAACACAGGCCTCTGCAGGTAAGACCGCAGGTCCTTGGCCGCCCACTCGGTGACCGCCTCCGGGAGTTCTACAAGGGTATACCTTCCTTTGGTAGTATATGTGACACCATCAACCGACACGGATGTAGGTAATCCACAAGTCGCAGGGTCAATGAGTCCCTTGTTAGCATCAAAGTTGTCCGGGATACCATTGTAGCAAGGCGCAAAGTTAATGACATCGGCCACCTGTTCTGGGTAGTCTGGAGTATCACCATCCAACCTTGACCAACAGGATTGCACAAAGGAGGCATTGATGAGAAAGTCCAACTCATTATCCTTGTTTCTTGTGGATAGATACCTCAAGTCGGCAAGTGTCCTCTTATTTCCATTGTCATCGTAGGACAGGGCATAGAAAAATGAGCCAAGGCCACCATACAGGGTGATGGCATACTCTTGTGTGCCTCCCTTTTTTGTCACCTTGTCCAATTTCATATATCCAGACTCCAACACCTCATCCTTGTCATTGCGTATCTCAAAGGAGGTGCGCTTGGATGGATTGAAAGCCACTCCGCCCTCGCTACCTGTTATCAACTGCGACCTGTCAAGGCGGTAGATGTCACCGAACAGGGTGTTGTTGGTTGGTGTGCCGGGGAGGGTGATTTGTTGAGAGTATGAGTTCTTGACTATGGCAGGATTGGTAAGGTCCTCCTGCGTATAGTTCCACAGGATGAGGTTGTCACCATTGAGGTCTACCTGTGTCCCTGCAATGTAGAGTTTCAGTTCCATATCTATCTCCTTTGCCTGTCTCTTGCGAGTTCTGCGGTGATGGTGTAACGAATAAGATTGCGGCCCTCACCCTTGTAGGTCTTATGGGCCACATTGTTGTCAGTAAGGACTACAGGGCGCATCACACCCTCCACATTGTCCCAGAGACACACATTGGTAGACTCGAACAGGTGATGCATCTTGGAGGCCTCCGCCTCGGTCATCAATCCTGTGTTGAGGGTGTATACTCGTACCTGTTCATTGAGGTACTCCGCCTTACCCCTTGCGGAGGGAGTGGAGTTGTTGTAGGTCTTTTTCGTGGTGTACCGGGTAAGGTTATCCTGCATCTTGCAAGTTCCCTCAAGGAGGAGGAAATCTATGCCGCCATAGGCATTGACATAGTACAGGGCATAGCGGTGGCAGGGAGTGACAACCTTGTACACAAACCCATCCTCATCCCTTACCAACCATTGGTAGTCTGCCACATCATCCCCATACAGGTACATATTGTGCGCACCCTCCGCCACATCGTAGGTGAGGTGGTCCTCAACATTGGCGGCAGAGTAGTCATTGTTGTAGTCCTCATACAGGAAATCCCCTGTCCGGGCATATCCGACAATCTCAATGGCGGTATCTGCACCTGTATAGGTGGTCCACACAAGGGGCATCCTTGGGTCTATGCGGCCATTGATAGGGTCGGAAAACTTGGTGGCTGCAGAGACTGCATTGTCATAGGACCAATCGTACTTGAACACATCCGACATCTTGGTTGTGCCATCATTGCGGTCTATGACCTGCACAGGCAGGACAACATTGTCTGCGGTGTTGGTCACCTCGGATAGGCCGACATCTGGGGCGAATGATGAGGGTATGATATTGTAGAGGTAGTCTGCGATGATGTCATTGACTCTCACCTCGCAGTTGCCTGCACCTTTGGACACCGCCACCCCAAGGTATACGCCTGCGCCATTCACCCCAATGGTGAAAGGCACTCTACCTGTCGCATCCGGGGTAAGTGTCACATCTTTGTCTTTCCAAATGGGTATCATAGTTATCTCTATATCCTGTAAATATAAAACGGCCTCTCTGCGGAATTATCCTACAAATGCAGTCACCTCTGCACTTCCTGCGAGAATGGTGATAGTGTCGGAGAGCCACCCTTTCACATCTTTGGCAAACGCCTCCTCTATCTGGGCATTCCACTTGGCGGCAATCTCATCAATGGTTGTCTGCAGGGCAGGATGAGGAGGGATGCCTCGTTTCTCAATAGAGTGGGCAATCATATAGGATAGTTGCTTGGGAGATGGCAGGTTGCCGTTGTCCATCGGTCTGGGTATGACAGGCTTGACATTTACCCACTTTTCAATGGCCCAAGGAGGTGGGAAATGAGATGGGAACACCGCACCTGCAGGAGAGGAGTCCGTACCCTGTGCGCCACCCTCCACATATTTCCAATACTCCAACAGGTCTATCTTGACCTCATAGAGAGTGCCTGTGTGTTCAACATAGCACTTGGCGGAGTCGGCCAACTTGTGTGATGCATTCTTGCCTCCTACCGCAAGTTGATACCTGTAGGTCTCCTGCGCATCCTTGGCAATCTCCAATAGGAC